ACTCGTAGCGGACACGCGCGCCGTGATTTTCACGATCCCCTTGAGACGCGTATCTGTGACTTTGACATTCCCGTAAGGGAGGTCAGAGGCCCCCGGGGCGATGGCTACATACCCCGTGTACGAAATCCGCACGTAAGACCGCGTGGAAACCTGGCCGGTGGCGGAAACGTTTTTCATCTTCGCCTCCGAACTCTGCCAACTGCGGATCGTCTTCCATGTCGCACCTCGATCCGTGCTCGTCTGGATAGAGAAGATCCCTTGCCACCTGCCGAATGTCGTGAAATTCCACCCCTCATTGGTGATCAAAATCTTGGAATAAATCAACACCGGGCTGGTCCCCGTAGCCGAAACCGGCAGGTCCGCTTCGTAATCCCACAGGTTGCGCTCAAAACTCAGTTCCAACAAACTGCCTACATGCGCCAGCTCCCAAGTGTCCTTGCTCGCAGTGAGCGTCACACTTTGCCCTAGCACCGTCGCCTGGTCCACCCAGCATTCTTCCCAGGTGCGTGTGCCGCCGGGGAACGGGACATATCCACTCCTGTACGCTGGCGCACCCGGCTGACCGAGAGTGCCGTACGTGTTTGTATTGTGTGCGAGAATGCACCGGTAATAAATCCCATTATTTATGACAATATCGCCCACTGAATAGGCCTCATGCGTGACGGACCAGGCCGCCGTTGTCCCACTATACGCCACACTGATTTGCCACGTCTCGTCTAAATTTTCCGCGAGAAACGCCGCCTGCTCCAGCGGGATGAATGGCGCAACCGCCCATGTGGTTGCGTCGGTGCGGGTGAGCTTTTGAGGCGCATACAACGGATGCACGAAAAACATCACGTCATTCAATTGCTTCCAGCGCAGCGCCGGGAGATCAGCATCCGCCCACGGAATGGTAACCAATAAATCACTTCCACCGCTTTGCACGGCGGTGCCTGCCGCAAAAACTTTCATCTTGCGCCCGCCCAACGCCAGCATCACCGAATCCGCGCCCTTGATTTCAAATTCCACCAAGCGGCCGGTCGTGGCCGCACTTTCCAGCTTTCCCCGGTATTCCATGCCGGGCCGTTTGGAAATGCCTCCCTGGGGCCGGACAATGAAATTCTCTAAGGTGCGGCATCCTGTGGTGTATTTCGCCAGATCCGTGCGGCCATCAAGCCACGGCGAGAGTTCGCCGGCGTCGAAGGAAAGTACAGTTTTGAGAATGGCCATGAGGGGGAATCAATCATCGAGTTCCGGGAAAAAATCGGCGCGGGTATGAGTCAACGCTCCGCCCAGCAGCGCCCTCAATGGATGGTTCTCGCCGCTCTGCGTGTCGTGGCCGTCCGCGCAGCGGGCGGCGGGAAGATCCACCGTCTCGTAAATCTGCCGAAGGGACGCCTCCATGTTGTCCGCCCCGGTGATCGCCCGAGCCATCCGACTGGCCAACAAAGTAACTAAAGCCGCTGAAAATAGAGGATCGAAATCAGACGGCTCATCCACGAACTGAACGTAATCCAATTGCAAGGAATCGTAATCTCCTGCCACCAGACAGCGCGTGCCCGAAACCCGCCGGATGTCGAACTTGTCTATCTGCACGCCAGACGCATCATACACCGCCCGCAGTTTAACGAAATCACTTGGCAGCTCGAAGGCAGCCGACCAGCCCAGCGTGCCGGTAACATCAGGGATGCGGGTGAGACTCGCCGCACCCATCGCGAATCCCCAAAAATGGGCGCGGAGCGCTTCCGATAGGCACGGCTGATAATGCAGCTTGGCCAGCCGTGCGCCCTTGTCCGTCGCCGAATCAATGTCAGTGATGGGAAGATCCCCCAACTTGGTTAGGGCGAGGTTGGCAATGTCAGTCTGGGTCATGGGCGCTTAAAAGAAAACCCGGCGGAACGTGTGGAAACGCGCCGCCGGGCCTGTTATGATTTCGAATCCCGGAGCGGGGAGGCTCAATAGGTCATGGCATACACGATGCGCGCCCAGAATGTCTTGATGGACGAGGCACACACCAGGTTAGAGGCCGGCAGGAAGCAGACCCACGAATCCGCAGTGGCAACCCCGCAAGCGGCATTGTCCAGGAACGAATCAGGAACTACGCTCAGCGTGGTGGCGTCATGCGCCACGGCGAGGGCTTCTAGCTGGATCGTCACACTGGCGATTTCCACGGCGGCAGTCACGCCGTCGAGGGCCACCAGAACGATTTTCCCGGCAACCGCCGCCGTGTGATTCGTCGTCAGACGACTCAGGAACGGCACGATTTTAGCCCCTTTCGGGATCTTGCCGAACTTAAGGTATTCGGGGGTGGCAGTGGTGATGGTTTGATCGACCGCCATCGTCGCCACGTCGTCAAGCAAGTAGAGCTTGGCGGAGGCGGCGGGGGCGTGTGAGCCCGAATTCGGGCCTTTGGTGAGCGCCAGCGTTTGAGCGGTGGCGAGAGTAGAAACAGAGGTGCCGTTGGTTGCCATGATGTTGGTTCAGGTAGAAATTAAGGTGCGATGGATCGGATCAACCGGCTTGCTCGCAATACACAAGGACCACATGATCCTCACTCTTGCGGCAGGCTCCGGCCTTGATGCGGGAATAGACTTGGACTGCTTGGGATTGCGTCGGTAGCACGTCGATGCTGGTCTTGACGTCATACCAGAAATCCAGATGTACGCCGTTCGAAACCCACATCGGGCAAGTCCGGGTGAACAGGCTGTTGGCCACCGCCGTGCAGGGAAGGCGCTCGCTGCGCAGGAATTGTATCCCCATGAAATAATCGACCTCACCTTGCACCAACGCTTTAACGTCGTTGTATTGGTTCGAACCGGTCTTCTCCACATCGAACAAGAGGTTGTTGAGTTCGTCCTGGCTGACCGCCATGATGAGTTTTGCCCCTTGATCGCGCTGGTCTTGCCCGTAAACTTCGAGTTTCCCGAAACGACCCTTCGCCTGGACCAACTTGGCGAGCGACAGCCCGCAGTTTGCCGGCGATGATGTCCGGTTATAGTTCACAGCGATGATTTGAGTAGCAGGAACCGCGACGGTGCTCATCGAATCCTCAATACCCTCGTAGTTGGTCCCGCAGATCCCGGCGATGAAAATATCATCCAACTTGCGGTTCGCCGCACCTTGGTGCTGGGTCACCACTTCCCCGGTGGGAGCGACGGCCAAATCCAACTCGGCGGCATCATCTTCGTCCAAGATCGTCGCAAGGCTCGCCTTGCGGGGGAAAAGATACCGATGCTCAAGCGCGAGTTCCTGCCCAACGGTGGGTTGTAACCTTCCGGTTACATCACTCATCTCGGCCTTTTGAATTTTGCGGTGCGCCTGACTCTTGCCGGTGCAGCCGGTCTTGACGGTGGCATACGCCTTGAAGCGCGCCTGAAGTTGTTGTGCGACATGTTCCATGCCCGCTTGGAACATGTTACGTGCCGATTGAGGAACGGTGAGTGCAACTGACATAATGATAGGTGGTTGTTAGATAAGGAATGCAGTGGGGTGCCTTCCCGATTGTCCACCTCTGCTACGGGCCTTTGCAGGTTGTCCGCCGCCTTGCGGGTCGGTTCGTCGATCGCGCTTTTACTTCCTAGCAGATGCGCCGAGCAAGAAGTCCTTTCCTTGCCAAGATCAATCGTGGCGGCGACGCGGACCATGCAAAACCCGCGCCGCCGCCAACCTTCGCGCCCGACAAAGCCAGCAAAGGCGGGCGGAAAATAGCGGACCCTAACCGTCTATCAGTCGTTTGACCTTCGCAATAGCGACTCGGTCCCCGGCGTGATACTTCTCAAAGTCCGGGTGCTTGCTGTCCGTCATGATCGCGTGTGCCTCTTCCGCCCCGTTGACGAAAGTATGGCCGGGCGCCACCGCGCCGCGCATGCTCGCAACGCTGTCTTCACTGAGCATTCCAACCACTTTCCCGAGGAATGAAACCACCTTGGGATTGGAAAACAACGAGGCGTCCGCCGGGTCATAACCCAACGTTGCCACCACACTTTTCACGCGGCCCATCTTCGTGTCGAACGCCTGCCCCCACTCCTTCTTGAGCGCCGCCGTCCCGTCTTGA